TTCAATAATTTGTTTTTCTATTTCTACCTTTTCATCGTCTGAAAATTTAAAAATATTATTGTAAACCCAATCAGTAGGTAAAATTTTATCTTGAATCATATCACGAGCTAAACTAACTTTCTGTCCGAACAATTCAATCTTCTCTTGTTCATACATTGTTGAAGGACTTGCTAAGTTCAATTCAAAGTTTACTAAGTCTTCATCTGTATATCCTTGTGAATATAAGTGAACAACTGCAATCTTTGTTAACTCTGATGTTATAATTCTTTGTATTCTTTCAATGGTTCTTGCAAATCTTACATCTTCTGCTGCTAAAGTTGCTTTACCACCGACATTTTCATCAAACCCTAAGAATGCTTTTGGTACTCTTAGTGATGCTAATAATTTGTTTTTCAAATATTCAATGTCTTCTGTTGAATCATAATCAATACCACCTAATTCTGATATTTCAGTTCCACTATCTCCACCACGAACTGGCATAAAGAAGTCTTCTGTTAGGTTTTGCATATTGTATTTTAAATTATATTCACCTGTTGCTTCGTCAATGATTGGTGTCTTCTTCATCTTGTTGATGATTCTTTGCATATAGTTATCGACTTCTGCTGGTGGAATATTTCCGATATCAATCTTGAATACTCGTTTAGAAGGTGCTCTCATAATTCTATGAATTAACATAGCGTCTTCCATTAAAGTTAATTGTTTCCAAATCTTTCTCGTAGATTCAATCATTGACTTACCATAAGGTAAGAAATTACTATCACTTGCTAATCTGAAGTGAGCGACTTGAAAGTTTTCAAATTCTATCTTCTTTTTAGAACTTGCGGCTCTATTACCAAAGTATGGATGTGCACCCTCAATTGACTCTAAATAGAACTTTGTATAATAAGGATTCTCTGGGTCTTCTCCCTCTGCCCTTACGACTTCATAAGGTGAAAGTGGAACTACGTTCGTAACACCATACTTCTCATTAATGTCTAAGTACAAATAGAAGTCACCATACTTAACCATATTACGAACCCAAGGCCATAGATTGAACTCGATGTTCATAATATCATAAAATAAATTATTTAAAATTTCTTTAATGTTTTCGTTGTCTGTTTTAATATCTACTACTTGACCATACTCGCCTTTCATAGTTGATTCATCGGAATATATATCCAATGCACTTGATATGATTGGGTCTGAATCCATTGATTCATAATCTTTAAATAGTCCCAATCTCGCTGCCATAACCTGATGAACGGTTGAATATCCTGTCCCTACTAAATCTAAATTGGTATGCAATTTAGAATATCTATCGACAAGATGACTCTTGACTTGGTGTTGTATTTGGTCTGTATCGGCTATCTTTAATTTTTTACCACCGACATTTCTCACGATTACGTTTGTACTGAATAATCGTTGTAGTCTTCCAAATAATGTTGTATCTGCCATAATTACCTCACTTTATAAGAGCCAGTCTAACGACTCTTTCTCTTTTCCTGTATCCCACTCCCAACTATCATTCTGATTATCGTTAGGTGTGTATAAACCCTCATTATCCATCATCTTGGTGAGAGTCTTTTTTGTTAATTCTACTCCTTCAGTTCGTAATCTTAATGCTGTATCACGAACCCACAAAGCAATAGCAAAAGACATAACTAAATCGTCGTTATATCCTCTCATAGCTTCTGCTCTATTATTTATATAGACGAAAGTTAATAGTTCATCAATCAAACGATTACTACGAACTACTACACTTTCCTCTCTAAAAAATTCTTCTAACTTACTAATAATTAGTGGTCTGGTCTTAGAAGTCGTTGAAAAACCCGCCACCATATTTCTTTCTTGTGTGTTGATTCTATTATTTATTTGGTGTTGAACATCAACATATTGTAAGTCTTTACTTGTATAAAATAGATTAGGGTAATCCCTATCTATTACTTGTTGGATTGTTGCCCAACCAATATTATTATTCTCTATAATAAGTATCGCATCATTATATTCTGTTGCTATACTTACTAACATATTTCCAAAATCTTTGGTATTTATTTTACCTTTATACTCTGCCACTTGTTCTAAATTATCCACATCAATAACGTGAAAAGCAGAATAGTCTGCACTATCACCTCTACCTACATCAGCACTAACTACATAAGTTTTTGAGTAGTTTGGTGGTTCCCATACCCAACAATTACTATCAATTCCTCTTCTTTCCATTGGGTCTTGAACACATCGTGTTTTTAAGTTATCCAATAGTGTTGCGTCAATTACTGAAGTACCAGAAGTTAAAAAGTCACAATCACATTCTTGAGCTGCGTTTCCTATTCCAAGTAATGTATCTTGTTCATCTCTCCATTCTTGTTCTCTATCTGGATGAACCGTCCAATGTAATTTAATTGTATTGAACATACCACGACCTTCTTCAGCTTCTACCCAAGTTTTGTGGAACCAATTACCCACACCATTTGGTGTTGACAATGCAATACATTGACCACCAGTTGTTAAGGTAGATTGTGCTGCTGTCCATATATCATCAATCTTATCAATGAATGCCGCCTCATCTAATATCAATAATGATAGAGCTTCTGAACGAGCTGCTTCTGGACCTGATGATACTGCTTTAATCTGTGAACCATTACGATATCTCAGATTTAGTTTGTTATCTTCAACACATCTTTGTTTCAACCAACTCGGTAGATTTGCGTGCATAACACGAACTTTCGTTACCAAGTTTTTTGCTACTTCTTGTTTTGTAGCGATAACCAAGATATTCTTATCTTGTTGAAATGTCATCATCCACAAACTATATCCAGCTGTCAATGTAGAAATACCCAACTGACGAGCTTTTAAGATTACATTAAATCGTTCCTTTGTAAAATTACCAACTACTTCTTCTTGAAAATCATACAATTCGAAAGGAATCTTACCTCGTATCGGGTGTTGTATCAAACAATATTTTTTCATAAAATATGCAGGGTCTTGTGCACATTTTATATATTCTTGCTTGATTACTTCTTTTATTGGTTGTGCCATTAATCTACTATTTGACCTGCTAATTTAACTGAAGTAGCAGTCAATGCTACACCAAATGTAAAGTATAACCATTTGTTTTCATACCATTTAGGTCTGACAAGTTTTACTTTTTGTTCAAGTAGTTTATTAGTGTCTTTTAGTAAATCTATTTGTGTTGTTTTGTTTGCTATTAACATAGAATCTATTGCGGCAGTTGATTCCAATCTCTTTACCATAGCTTCATAATCAGAAACTAATGATACATTTAAGCTATCTTTTAGTTCTAATTCTTTAATTGTATTGGTAAATCCTAATACTTGGTCTTCCGTGAAAGAATAAGTCTTAGGTTCTTGGATATCTTGTGCGAACAAAAGTCCTACGAATAGTATGTATGTAATATATCTCATATATATAAATATATACTACTTACTAAATTTCTTCAAAAATTTTACTGCGTCATCAGCATTATCTTCTTTTACTGCTTCAGCTGCTTTTTTGATTTGATTTTTAGTAGTAGTTACTTTTCTTTTAAGTTTTGCTACTTCTTTTTTATTAACTCTCTTCTTTGCTTCAAGAACTTTTACTTCTTTTTCAAGTTCTTTAACTTCGTTGTCTTTAACTTTGATTGCTTTATCAAGTTCTTTGACTTCTTTCTTTTGGTTACCACCAAAGAATAGGTTAATTATCATCTGTATGAATTTCATTATTTTGCTCCTTGTAGTTGATTTTCTGCGTCTTCCACGAGTTGTTTTTTTTCTCGTATGAAATTTCTTGCCTCTTTAATTGTTTCTTCAAATTTTTCTTTACCCATTTCCCATTTGTCTGCTTCTAACATTGGTGTATTTACACCTACATTATTGTACCATTCTTTCTTACCGCCTGTTTTTTCAAAGTCTGTTATACTTTGTTCTAAGTCTTTCAGTTGTGATTTTTGATTTTCTAACATTTTTCTCTCTGCCCAATCATCAAACTCACCTTTAACTCTAAGTTTGTTTTCCATATCAACTTGACAATCAAAACAATGTCCCATCATTCTCCAAAACTTATCATCAAGTTTTTTCTTCATTGCTTTTTCACATTTAGGACAAAACCAAGGCATTCTAACTTCTGCCATAATATCGGTCAATTCTGATTTTCTTGTCTCACCACCTTTATTTTCTGGTGCTTTACCCTCGTACCCTACTTGAACATAATCCTTGACATATTCTTTACCATCCATAATGTCTTGTAATGCTTTATTCTGTCTTTCTGCTTCTTTTGACTTATTCGCCATTGTAACTCCTTAGAATCTTAGACTACCTAATATTTGATTAATTGGTGCAAATGCTCCTGTGAATTTGTATACGTTTCCTTTATATTTGAAAACTAATCCTTCACTTGGAACTATTGCGTTTAATCCACCGATAGCTTCTAATTTCTCTATTTGTAATTTTAACTTATTTAATTTTTCTATATTGTCGGGTTTTCTTAAATCTTTCATCGCACTGATAACATCTTGTCTAATTTTTTGTGCTGCTTTGTCAGGTGATACTGCTAAAAACCCTGATATGTTTTTTAATATTTCTGCACCAACTTGAAAAAATAATATCTCAAATGGTTTTATATTATCCTTAACAATCTTTAAATGATTTTTTTTATCCGTATCCATTACCCACTTTAAAAACTCTTGACTTTGTTTAAAATCTTTCTTAATTTGTGGTATCTTGTAAGACTTATCAAAGTATGCCCAACGATTGACCAACTTGACAAATTGGTCTGGTTTGATATTCACTTTAAATTGTTTACCTGCATTAAATACATACTCTTTCCAAAATGACTCGTGATACATACCTAATCTATCACTATCCTTTAATCCATATTGTGATTGTAATTTATTTAACTTACCGATAAATCTACTTTTTAGCTTACCAAAGTTCTGAACTTTTGGAACTTTTAAAAAATTAGGTTTACCTATTTTAAATCTATTCTGTATATTTTGATTTATTTGTTTAATCATACCTTCTAACATACGAGCTGCTTCTTTTGAATATCCTATTTGTCTTCCTGTTCTGTCATATTCTAATGTTCCGTGAAATACTATTTCTGCTATATCGTAGTCAATTATATTACTTGTCTGTGGATATATAACCTCTAAATTCATCCATTTGGTTCCATTACCAAATATCTTTCTTTTCTGTGCTTTAGATAAACCACCTATTGCTTTTTCTAAATCTCTCATCGCACCTACAAATGCTTTCTTAATTTCCCCTCTACCACTAAAAATATTAGCAATACCAGAAGTTGTTGGTGCATTCTTACCACCATTTTTCAGATGACCCTTGTTTCGGGCTGCTCTTAATTTTCCATCAACCCAACTTATCATTAGGTTTTGTCCATCGAGTTTTTCAGATACCTTATCTTCACGATTAAGACTTCCATTTAACCCTATAATAACTATGTTCTTCAAGTCTGAAAACATCAAATTATTATCATCAAATGGATGATTCATATGTCCGTATGCTCCACCTTCTATTAATAAGTTAACTTCTTGTGCAAATTCCTCTTGAATTTTTGTTACAAAATCTCCATCAGAATTTACAAATGCCAAATCACTATCTTCTATACTTCCGTCTTTTACTGATTCTTCACCGAAGAACTTAACTATTTCCCAATTCAAATTACTTAAATTCTTTATCATTCGTTCTTTATACTTAGGAAATGGATTGTCTACTGAATCAGTATTTTTTCTATTCTGATTAATTGTTTTTCCATATGTTACGGTTTTTGCTCTATCTTCTTCATAGTCATCTGCTTCAATCGTAAACCTCATATCCATTGTATCTCTGATTGGAAATCCTATAACTTCCCAACCTAATATTTCTGCGTGTTCTGGTGATACTCTGAAGTAATCATCCAATGAACCAAAGAAATCATACATACCTTCATCTGACATAATACTTGCGTCAAAGTGACCACCGAAACCACTAACTTCTTTTATAATTTTTTTTATCTGTGGTTGTTGAGCAAATTCAAATAACTTACCGAATCGTGATGTCATTGTTTCATAGGTTGATTTATCAAAGTATCCAAATGTTTTCTTGAATATTTGTTGTCTTTTCTTTTCATCAACCTTTGGACTACCCAATAGATTTCTAATCTCTGTTCCACTTGATATACCACTAACCTTTTGGTGTGGTGCTATGAAAATATATCCGTGTGTTTCGTGTCCTTTTAAATTTTTTAAATTTTTCTTGAAGTCTTGAAAGTAAGTTAACCCACCTGACTTCTTTTTACCTGTTGGAATTCTTTGTTTATCTTTTTGTCCAACTGCATAAACTATCGCTGTATCTTTTGAAAGTTTCTTTACTGCATTGATTGCTACATAAGGACTTTTCTCTCGTACGATACGACTACTTGGTATTCCCATTTTAACCATATGTTTTTTCTTTTCATTGAAATTGAGTGGATGTCTTGGCATTTGTTGTATTGCTGATGTAGTAATATAAACCTCATCAAATTGTTTTGATAAAGCATCGTATACTTTTTTGTGGTGTGGGCCAAATGGTTGAAATCTACCTGGATAAATTGCTACTACTTTTTTAATCTTCGTTTGTTCGTTAATTTTTTTGTATCCACTACCATAAGGAACTGATGTATTGCCCTTCTTTTTCATTTTCTTTACACCTTTTCTACTCGGTGAAGGAACATCTCCTGCTCCTAATCCAAAGAATGATTCATTTTTCTTTTTGGTTTTCTTTTTCATAGAATTTATATAACTACGATAAACTCCTGCTTGAGCTGTCTTACCCATTTCTTTTGCTCGTTGTTCCATAGCAACTGCTGCTTGTATTTTGTGAGCGTGAGACTTACCACTATTTCTAATTTTACTTACTGACTTTTTTGCGTCATCTGTGGTAGCGAACTTTAATCCTTTGATTGTTCCTTTTGGATTTTCATCTGTGTATAAATCACTATGACTTGATGAACCTCTATGTTGTCCTTTTTTTCTTGGAATTCTTTTTGCTTCTTTGTAATGTGGATATTCATCATCAACACCTTTTCTATCTGAATCTGGTTCTGTTGATTTTTTGTTTGTGGTTTTTGTAGGTAACAATTCTTTATCTGATTTTGATAATCTGAATTTGAGCGCAGGTCTATTATTAATTAATAAATCACCTTTCTCATTGTAAGTGATTGACTTAACCTTTACTCTTTTGTTTTTAAACCTACCCATCAATACGGTATCACCAATTTTAACTGGCAATTCTACTTCATTGATAAGTGGTTTAACTAACCATTCTGTTAGTTTTGACTTCATAACTTTTCTACCATTTACGACAAGACCAGTATCTTGCTTTATGTCTTGGTCCTGGTGTATCACAATTGTGTCTTGCTCTGAAACTCTTTCTTGCTTTTGGATTAGACTTTCTTATTTTCATAGTCTTACCTTTTGCTGATGTTCCACCGTGACCAAAGTTTACTTTAACAACATTGCCTGCTGGATTCTTTACATAAACTTTAAATTTTTTGACATCACCTTGCATTGGTTTACCAAGTTTTACATTACGACCTTGATATTCTGCTTCGTTCAATTCATTAGTTCTCAGATATTCAAAAGTATATCCGTGTCCTTTCCCATCTACTTCATAAAAGATTTCCATTTCTTCTTTTACACAATTTGGAACTTTACGTCCACCCTTGTCTTTCATTCCGACTTGTTTATATCCTACCCAACATGCTTCGTTCATAGTTCTATCCTTTTTTCCAACTACCACCAGCTGCTTTGTATTGCTTTGCTGCCCAACCATTTGCATATGCACTTGGATAAACATCAAACTTTTTCTTTGCCTGTGATTTATAATAAGACCACTTTGATGGATTTGTTGGTACGTTCTTCTCAACAAATAAGTTTATCTTTTCTTCTACAACTACTTCTTTAACTAATGATTTTAAATTCATTTTATGCTCCTGTTTTACTCATTACTGGTTTTTTACCTTTACTTCTTTGTTTGCCTTTTTTACTATCACCGGCTTTCTTTTGGTCACGTCTTTT